CGGAGTGTAGGATCTTCCCCTACCTTCAATGAGTGGTCCCCATTGACTCAATAACTGACCTCCGCAAATTGGCATCCCGTACCGGATTCGAACCGATGTTGCTAGGATGAAAACCTAGTGTCCTAACCGACTAGACGAACGGGACTCTAAACTATTTTTTAGTTTTTTTAGTTCCCTCTTCTGAAATTTCTTCAACCAAACTAATAACTTGGACAGACTGTTCTCTTAGTTGACCAATAGTCAAAAGTTCCTCGCCCTTAAAACCTCCACGTTGTGTTATAGTATCTATAACAGCTACAGTAGATCTTGCGATTCTATTGGCTAAGTCGTTTAATTTTTCTTGACCAGTCATTCATTTATACTCCGTAAGTTGAAGTTTTTTCCAGTGCAACAAAGTATTCTATATCAGAATGTGTGCTTCGGAAATTACTTATAAGTTTACTTGAGATGGAAACTTCAAAAGACTCGTTAACAACTTTAATATTATTCACATTAAGAATAAAACTAAACTCTGTTCCTTCGGAGTAATTACCATCCACATTTATAGAAAATGAATTAGATGTAGGATCATTAGAATCCCCGACAGTAAGAACTATAGATCCGTTAGAAGGTTGGATACGAATCTCTTGGTGACCTAATGCAGCAGAAGCTCTTTTGATTTTTGCTAGAGTTTCTACACTCAAAGTAAAACTAACTTCGCTATCAGGCATAGTAATATCTTTAGTGGGTGTAGTTAACATATCGGGATCAGAGTAAAAGTAACGTATAGATGATAATCCTGAACCGTCAGTAATGGTTGCATAGTCATCACTAAAACTAATGTTGGGTCTTTCTACTAATCCTAAAACATTTAGGAACTCGTTTAAGTCATAGATTCCAAAAGTTCTGGGGAAAGTTTCTTCTACCGTAGCAGAAGAGACGACATTTCTTGCTACAGCCATAGTCTTTATTGTGTTACCTTCATTGAAAACAATGTTAGGATTGATGTTAGAGTAGTTCTTAAGAACTGATAGAGTGCGATCTGATAATTCCATAATATAATTCCTTAGTTAATATGACATACATTATACACTATTCCTACACTTTTGTAAAGCACTTTATGCAACTTTTTTCAATGTGGAGAAATTCTTCTTTTTACTGAACACTAGTTTATTCTCAAAGTGAGCATCTTCGAGTTCAGACTTATGAGAGATAACAAACACGTTAGTGTCATCTCCCAACGAGTGAATAATCTTCATGAGATTATCAACTCCATCTTCATCCAGAGAAGAGTCAAAAGTCTCATCCAGAATCAAAAGATTTGTTGCTACAGAGTTCTTCATCTTAGCTACCTGTCTCCAAGTAAACAATAAAGAGAGATCTATTCTTTGTTTCTCTCCTTCAGAAAACGAGTCATATGTAAAAGAATCGCGGTGACGAGATCTGATAGTTTCTTGGAAACTTTCGTCGAGGTCAAAGTGAACAAAGAAATCTAAAGTCTGTAGGTACTGATTGGTCAACTGATTTATAACAGGTATGTATTGTTTGATAATCTTGGTCTTAATACCAGTGTCCTTCAGAAGTTCAGAAGAAACTTGGTTGTAAGAATGTTGTTCATTTAACTTATACTTCTCGTCTTGGAAAGAGTGCAACTGATCACGAAGATCGTCGAGATCTTTGTTGGCCTGACCCATATCACCTTCACTATCAACAAGACTATCTATCTCAGATTGAATTCTGTCTATTTGATTTTGGAATTGACTGATGGATTTGTTATTACTATACATTTCAGTTTGATCTTTCTGTATAAGGATCAACTCACTATTAACTCTTTCTATTTCGGAATTTACTGACACTATCTCTTCAGCAACTTTAATCATTGCATCATTAAGTTCCTTAGCACGAAACTGAGCTTTATCTTTCTTTTCCTTTCTTAGGTCATCACTAATAACCTGTTCGCATGTAGGGCAGGATTCGTTGTCTTCGAAAAACTTAGCTTCCTTAACAATACCTTTAACTTGAGTTTTAAACTGAGTGTTATATGAAGAGAGTTTATTCTTCTTTTCATTCAGAGTTTTCATCTCATTGGTGTGTGCAGGCAACAACTCCTCCACTTTAGAAGACAACTCAATATTTTGTTTGGAAAGTTTTTTTATTTTTTTATGTAGGTCTGCTATATCACTTTCTTTCTGTTTTCTATTAGCGACAGTAATAGCAGTAAGATCTCTGATGTATTTTTTCTGAGAATTTATCTTAGTATTAACAACATCTAATCGGTGGTTATTATCCCCTATAGAATTTTTAAGAAGCGCAATCTTTTCCTTTAGAAGTTGATTCATTTTAGAGAAGACATTTATATCCAGAAGATCTTCGATAACATCCCTTCTCTGTGCCTGACTCAACTGCATAAATGGGACAAAAGAACCCGAACCCAACACAACAATCTGATGAAAAGATTTGTGGTTAAGTTTTAAAATATTTTTCTCTAATATTTGTTGATACTCTTTAGCGTGAGAACTCTGGTCAATCATAACACCATTGACATAGATTTCAAACACATTAGGTTTTATTCCACGTACAATTTTATAGTCTTTAGACCCTATAGAAAACTCTACCTCAACCATAGTAGCCTTAGAATTTATAGTATTTACCAATTGCGGTTTAGATATTTTTCTGTGAGCTTTACCAAATAAACCAAAAGACAAAGCATCTAACATAGTCGATTTACCAGCACCATTCTGACCCACAACCAGAGTGGTAGAAGAATCCTGTAGGTCAATCTCCGTAAAACTATTTCCGGTAGAAAGAAAATTCTTATATCTAAGTTTCTTAAATATTATCATAAAGTATATTACTCACAAATAAAACATTTGGAAAGGAGGGGTATTATAACATATATAAAGCAAAATGTAAAGTGTTTTTTACATTTTTTCTTTTTCGTGTAGGAAGGCCGTTATTGCATCTTCCATACTTTTACCATACGCGGTCACTTTAGCATCGTAAATCTTAAACATATCTCTACTGACAAAATCCGCTGGGGTTATAATACTAATTCTATTTCTAACAATGAAATCTATATCAAAGACAGAAATGTCTATGTGACTACCGTCTCTTGTAGGAGTCTTGTTAAAAATTTTATCGAAGTTTTCTGAATACTGATTGTTGGGACTTTTAGTTTGTATTGCGTCACCAGTAATATCATTTTTACTAACCATAACTACACTACCTCTAAGTTTTGAGCTTCAATCATAAGTTCCGAAAGTTCGGTCTTGATTCTATTCTTATCGAGATCAGTATCAACCATGTCGATATACTTATGAACAAGATCAGTTGTGTCGTCAATCTTTATATCTCCATTGACAGCGTCTCCAATAAACTCCTTAAAGTTTTCAACTATCTTTAGTTCGTGTATGGGTTGCATTTGAATACGATCAACAAATCTTTCGAAGGTTAAAGGGTCTCCCTTATTAACAACAATCAATTTAACAAACTTGTTATGTATGTAAGAAAGATCTTGGAAAACATCTGTAGTATCTGAGTTATAATAAATCTTTTCGTATATTGTGAGTGGATTATGTATAGGTGTCAATTCTCTGGTATCGGTGTCAAACACATGGAAATATTTCTTGTCATTACAATCATTCCAATAGAACTCCATCTGAGAGCCTAGGTAATGGATATTACCTCTAGTAGATCTAGCATGAAAGTGACCTGTCATTACCATCTCAAATCTATCAAAATGTGTAGGTGACATCCCATCTCGACATTCTAGTCCTCGATCCATCTCAAAACCAGTTAACTCTAAATGTGCGCCTACAATGTCAACTTTGCATGTCTCCAAAAACTTCAACGACTCTTTTTCGTTTTCTGGATTAATCCAAGGGACAAGAGCAATCTTACATCCATCATAATCCATGATTCGAGGTTCCTCAACGATATTCACCTCGTTCATATAATGACCTAGTAGTTCTTTCAAAGAATTTAAATCATTAGTGTTCTTAAAGTAACAGTCGTGGTTGCCCGGAATTATATCCATAGTAACACCGTACTCCCTTAATTTCTCAAGGAAGATCTTACGATTATGGTTTAAAGCTTTAAAGTTTATAGTTTTTCGATTATCATAGTAATCGCCCAGATGCAGAATCTGAGTTATGTTGTTTTCTTCCAAGTATGGGAAAAATATTTCTGAGTAAAAACTTTCCTGATACTTCATGAATATATCAGAGGAATTACGAATACCGCAATGAGTATCGTTTAGTATCGCTACTTTCATGTATAATATAATCCTATAAAATTATGTGGTAATTATACCACACTTCATAAGTAAATGTCAAGTGTTTTATTACAAATAATCTGAAAGATCAGAATCAACCTTTACCGCTCTTCTCTTTCTTTTCTTTTCTTCTTTTGCGTAATCTTTGAAGTGACTGTCAGCATCTTTCACAATATCAATCCTCTGTCGAAGAACATCTACAAATGGTTGATTATGAATATGACCATCTATGTTTTCTCCATTGACTAAAAAGTCTTCTATTGCAGCTTCTGAAATATACTTCATCTTTATATCTTGTTGACGTTTCTCGTTTTGTATGCGACGTAAGAATGCATACCAAGAAATCTGTGTGAAGTATGCGAACGCATTAAGATTTCCTGTACGAGTTGCGGCCTCTGGATCAAACCTATTAATTGCTTTGAGACAATTTTCTACAGCATCCATAACCATTTCCTCTCTGTATGTATAACGAACAAAGTTAGCTTTATGAGATAGACCTTCACATATCTTTAAAAAACATTCTGCGATGTAATTGGGTACGATGGGTTTCGATAAACCCTCCTTCTCACATTCTCTAAGATGAGTTACATAGTCTACGACCGCTTGACTAAACTGTTTGTTATTAACATAATGTGGTCTTTTGGATGCTTCACTAGCCATAATTAATAGTTCCGATTTTTATGTTGTTAATGTGTGTATTATACACTATTTTATAGATTTTGTCAATAATTAAATTTATTTTAAAAAAACGCTTGACAATACTTGTTCTGTAGTGTATAATATATCTACTGCTCCGGAGGGATGAATAGAGTTTATATTAATGTATAATACGTTTTTTATTCATGTCCTCTAC